CAAAGCTACTGATGAGATTACCCCCCCATCAGGTGATCCTTTAGACGATTGTTACCACTGTTTGAGTGTTAAGTTATTACACTTAGGCTCAAATCAGCCCGGCAACACTCTGTTCATCTCTTGGAAGGACTGACGTAGAATAACATCATCGTCATCCTTCTTCCAAGATGGGCCTGGATTAAGTTTCCTATCCTTAAGGCTTGGTAGACCTTGAGGCCAACAGTCCGGATCATATGCATACCAGCCTAACCCGACCAGCACGAAGGGGCTCCTGTTGTCAGCAGGATCTCCTAAGTGGCGGACCGGATAACTACCCGAGTTATCCTGTCCAATCTGAAGAAAAGGGTTACCCCAAATCTTCCCCTTAGTCGGGTCTGCACTCACAAACGCATGGGTGTAATCGTGTATATTTTTCGTATCCACGAAATGCCTTATACGTTTAGAGAGTAAGACTGACTCGAAAGTGTTAAACTGTTCTGACCACAGCCTCCTGAAAGGCGGTGCCAGACAAGTCTTCACATTTGAAGGTACTAACACGGCGGAAGAGATCAATAATCTTCATCTCTTGGGATAGATTCCAAGAAAATCGGTAAAATCAATCGAGAAGTTCCTTTCGGACAACTCTTTTATCAATGCCTGTGCATCAGTGCACAACGTATTTTTCCTGAAAGTCAGCAAGGCTAAAGGAAAGGGTTTCAAATTCTTTCCATTGCGGAATAAGCTTTTAGCGAATTCAGCAGTACCTGCTGCCTCAAAGGATTTACTCGGAGAAAATGGCATGCCAAGGCATGTGATGATCTCCTTGTAATTTTCAGCAACTAACTTATCGCAGATGACTAAGTCATCGCCAAGCAGAGCGTAATCTTCGAATAAAGAAGAAGACTCTGGATAAGCGGCTTTATAAGACAACTGGACGAGAACATGATGCGAGAGAGCCATCGCTGGCCAACTCGATAATGCACCCATGGGCTGTCCTACGGAGTATCTGATACACTTCAGATCCCCTTTGTCATCTAAATAGACAAAAGGTCTTCGTGCTATAACCTGCAGCCACCAAAACGCCTGCCAAAGCGTTAGTGCGCCGCACCTTCATAGTATCAAGGCCTGTAGGAGACCAGGAAACCTGTCAGTGCAGGAGGAAAGGTCAATTGATGATAAGTGCTCATTGAGCCCGGATCATCTCTGTACTCTCTCTCGTTGCAAGTCTTGATCAAATGTACCATCTTGAGGTATT